AGGAATAAATATAATGAAGGCAGGAGTAACGGCCTTTGCGGCTCAGTTAGCAATAGGAATGTTGCCAGCTTTTGCAGCCGTACCACCAACATCTCCATATCCAGGATTTGAGCAATATGCATCTCAAATAGGAGATTCTCCAAGTAAAGCAACTGCTCCGGGACTAATGACTGCTGCATCTGTACCATGGTTTATGACTGGAATAGCCGTAAATACAACAAGTGGTGTCACAATTCCCTGGGCGTAACAAATAACCAAACAAACAGATATTTATATAGGAGTAAAACTGTTTAGGAGAAAATTATATGAAAAAATCTGATTTAATACGAGTAATTAGAGAGGTTGTAAAACGTGAGGTAAAGGCTGCTATAAAGGAAGAGTTGTCTAATGCAGTTAAGCCTGTAAAAAATAAACAAAAGTCAAACGTAGACTTTAGTTCTAATCCTGTCTTAAATGAAGTAATGCAAGAAACTGCTGCTTCAGACTGGAGTACAATGGGAAACAGAACCTTAGGAGCAAATGACGCTATGGCAGGTAGGGCTGGTCTAGCTTCAATGATGGGTATGGAATCTCCAGACCAAATGTTTGGCGAAAAACCGTCAGTACAACAAATGATTCCAGATGATAAAAAGCACGTTGAGATACCTGATGATATATCAACTGCCTTAACAAGAGATTACTCACAATTGATGAAAGCAATAGATAAAAAGAAACAGAATAGATAATGGCTGACTCTTATACTAATCCAAATACTGTAAATGATGCTACAAATAAAAATGTAGTAGGTGAAGGGGCGGGTTATGTAAATAATGGAGTAATTACAACAAAAAGACCAAAGGGACCAGGATCGTATAAGGCTAGAACATTTTCTAGAATGAATCCGTTGGATTTTGAACCAGATGTAGCATTAGGTTTATCATTGCCATTTAACGACCCTAACGGCAGATTATTTGACTTGAACTATTTATCTATAGACCAGGCGCTTACTAATCTTAATAATTTATTGTTAACGAGAAAGGGTGAAAGAATAATGCATCCTAACTTTGGAACAAGATTAACTGAAGCGTTATTTGAGCAAAACTTTCCAGCAGTTAGAGAATTTGTTCAACAAGATGTAGAGGCAGCGGTTACTAAGTGGCTACCATATATTAAATTAGAAAGTGTGGAAGCTAGAGTACCTAAAGTTGCCGGTTCAAACCCATCTATGTGGGATCCATTACATGGAATACTTGTAAAGGTTGTATTTGGACTAAAAAACAATAGGCTCGATAAACGTGAAATAGTACTAGATATAAAGGCAGATTAAAAATGGCAATTAACACTACAAAAAAAGATTTGAGGTATCTAAATAAGGACTTTTCCGATTTTAGAAGTAAGTTAATAAACTACTCAAAAACATATTTTCCAGAGACCTTTAACGATTTTAATGAATCGTCTCCAGGTATGCTATTTATAGAAATGGCTGCTTATGTTGGAGACGTTTTATCCTACTATATGGATAATCAATTAAGGGAAAGTTTACTAACTGAGGCACAAGAAAGAACGAATGTTATGGCAATTGCTAGAGGACTTGGATATAAGACTGTACCATCAGTTGCCTCATCATGCGTTCTTGACGTTTACCTTTTATTACCTGCAAAAGGTTCTGGAGAAACTTCTCAACCAGATTGGCAATATGCTCCAATAGTAGACGAAGGAATGCAGTTAAAAGCTAAAGGCGCAGGAAATATAAGTTTTTTCAGCTTGGCGCCAATTGACTTTGCATTTTCTGGCTCTATGGACCCAACAGACGTATCAGTATACAAGATAGACGAAAATGGAAATCCAGAATCATATCTATTGAAAAAACAGGTAAATGTTCAGTCAGGAACTGAATTAGAGACGAGCTTTAACTTTACTAATCCGAAAAAATTTGATAAAATACGTTTAACAGAATCTGATGTAATAGAAATATTAGATGTTAGAGACACAGATAATAATAAGTGGTATGAAGTAGATTACTTGGCTCAAAATACCGTTTTTGAAGAAATTAGAAACGTCGCTATAACTGATCCAGCGCTTGCTCAATTTAACGATGAAACTCCATATCTACTAAAATTAAGAAAAACAAGTAGAAGATTTACTACAAACGTTTTACCAGACCTTTCAACAGAAATATTATTTGGAGCTGGAAACTCTTCTACTGCAGATGAACTTATAGTGCCTAATCCAGAAAATGTTGGTATGGCATTACCTTATGGAAATACCTCTGCAATGGATAATGCCTGGGATCCATCAAATACAATGTTTACAAGAGCGTATGGACAAGCCCCAGCAAATACTACATTAACGGTTAAATTTTTAGTTGGTGGTGGAATAGAATCAAATGTAAAGGCTGGAACAATAACAGATGTGAAAAAGGTATCTTTTAGTGTAGATAATGACCAACTATCTGAAGCAACTTTACAATTTGTAAAGAAATCTTTAGCCGTAAACAATCCTATACCAGCTACTGGAGGAAAATCTCAAGAAACAATCGAAGAAATTAGGCAAAACGCTTTAGCATTTTTTGCTGCTCAAAATAGAGCCGTAACTAGAGAAGATTATATAGCAAGAACATATTCTATGCCTGGAAGATTTGGAAATGTAGCAAAGGCATTTATTATACAAGATGAACAGAAAAATCCAAAGTCTGGAGGTATAGTTGAAAACCCACTTGCCCTTAACCTTTACGTTTTAGGATATAATAGTAATAAACAATTAACTAAGGCTAACGTAGTAACGAAGGAAAACTTAAGAAGCTATTTGAGTAATTTTAGACTATTGACTGATGCCATAAATATTAAAAATGGATTTATCATAAATATTGGAATAGATTTTTCTATAATACCTTTACCAGGTTACCAAGGAAAGGAAGTATTATTAAAGTGCATAAACAAACTAAAAACTATATTTGATATAGATTTATGGCAATTCAATGAGCCAATCATGCTAGGAAACGTTGCAACAGAATTAGATAAGATAGAGGGTGTACAAACAGTTATTGATTTAGATGTACACTGCAAGTATGATGTAGGAGCAGGATACTCTGGAAACTTTTATGATATAAAATCTGCTACTAAAAATAAAATAATTTACCCTTCACAAGACCCAGCAATATTTGAAGTCAAATATCCAGATGATGATATTAGAGGTAAAGTGGTGACGTTTTAGAGGAGATAGCTAATGAGATATTCAATAACAGCAAAAAAAGACGCCACTATCTACGAAGCATCTGCCAGTATGAACAGTGGTATTGATGAGATATTAGAATTATCAAAAATAGTTAGTTCTTCTAGAACAACTAATGTATATAATTCAAGAATTCTAATAAAGTTTCCACTAGAAGAAATTTCTAGTTCTATGGTTGCAGGAATAATTCCTAGTACCAGTGAATCATCTGCTCCAAAATTTGAACTTAATCTATTTACTAATGATGCACATCAATTAGCATATAAGTATGGACTAGAAGCCTTTCCTGTTTCTGAATCATGGGATATGGGTAAAGGAAGAACAATGGATAAAAAAGTTACCCCTGGAGGTTCTCTAAAATATGAAGAGGAAGGGGTAAGTTGGCAGTATAGAGATGGCAAAAGATTTTTTGCTACAAAATGGACAACTGGGTCAGCAACATATACTGCAGGTACAACGGGTTCATTTGCAACAGAACCTGGAGGAGCTACTTGGTATACTGGATCTGGCTATGTAGGCTCACAATCGTTTGATTATGAAGCAACAGATGTATCTATGGACGTAACAGATATAGTAAACAAATGGCTAGAAGGAACAATTGACAATGAAGGTTTTATTATACTTAGAAGTGGTTCTAATCAAGGAAATACTATTGACGAAGAAAGAAATGGAATTCCTTATGGAGACTTATTATTCTTTTCTACAGACACTCACACAGTATATCAACCAAGACTAGTAGTATCTTGGAAAGATCGTGAAGATAGTTTAAGTGGTATTTCTGCAATAGACGTTACAGCAGACAATATAGTAGATATTAGAAATAGAGGCGCATATAAGAAAGGCGACAGAGTAAGGGTAGATATTATTGCAAGACCTAAATTTCCTGCAAAAACATATGCAACTGAATCTGAAGCATTAACAAAATATAAATTACCAAATCTTTCGTATTGGTCTGTCAAAGATATGATAACAGAAGAAACGGTGGTGCCTTTTGATAGTCAATCTACTTGGATAAGTTATGACTCTAATGGAAGTTATTTTAATATATGGATGGACCAGTTCTATGACGAAAGAAGATATAAATTCGTGTTTAAGTCTATAACTGGAGATTACAATTATCCAACAACTGAAACAATATACGATAATGATTTGACCTTTAAGGTGGTGAGATAGTATGGCAAGAAGAAAGACTAATTACAGTCCTAAAAAACGTGTAAGAAATAGTAAGGTGACTTCAAAACTGGCCAGTACTAGAAGACCGGTTAGAAAGAGAAAGCCTACGTATCCTAAGGTAGCTATAATGCCAAAAGCAGACACAGTAGCTCCTAGAAAAATAGTAAGAAAAAAGCCAGGGTTCGATGATAGGTTTGAAGCAGTTGATAAAGAGTTAACGCCATTTGCTAGGGCTTGCGTAATAGAAGCAGAAAAAGGCGAAAAACAGTCTTATCTATTAAGAGATGATTTTGACTTTGACTTAGGATCGTTTTCAGTTAAACCAGCCGAAAAAAAACGAATAGCTAGTGATGGCGGATCAGACGAAGGATTAGACTTAGTAAACACAGAAAAGGTAATTAGAAACTCAAAAGGAATAATAATATCTAAAGAAACTAGTGAAGAAGACAAAGAAACATATGTTGTTGCTTCTACTCGATACGTATTTGAACTTGATAATTATGAAAGAGTAATCGATACCGAGTTTAGTGAATTAGCAGTTATGCCTGAACCATTAGACGGTCCAAACAAATCTCCTATAATTATAGATGTTAGCATATATCCAGGACATGGTACCCTTGATGGATTAAATAGTGATGGTTGGTCTATACAAACCTTAATAGATATAGGAAGACCAAGCTATCAGGTCAATGCAAATAACAACGTTGTTTTATACTGTGATGCATATAGTTATATAGACAATGATGGAACAAAACAAACTGAAGACTTAAACTTCACATGGAGATTTACAGCCGATGGATTAGGAAAAGCAATGAACGAGGTTGTAGGACAAGGGCCAGTATTAAGATTATATAATGTTCAGCAACAACAAAGAGGAAGATATACTTGTGAAGTATCAAATGAAAAAGGAACTTCGTTTAGTCCTACTGCCTTTATTAACCCTATTGGAGGATTATTACAAGAATTAGATGTTAATAATTTACCTACTGGGGATTACATAAGAGACGAAGACCATGATAATCAATTTACACAATTTGATGATTACTGGGACTATGACTTAGTAGAAAATAGATGGTTTTTTGCTACTTGGAGTGGAGATGCCTGGGTTGAAGGAGACGATTCAATATCTGGACCAATGAAAAAAGCAAAACCTGCACAACAATATAATGCGTTCGATAAACCAGTCGTAATAGCAGACTTACAAGATGCCGCAAATAAGGCAAGATTTGGGGTTAGTAAAAAATAATGGCAAATAGAGTAGACATATATAATCAAGAAGATATTAAGCTTATTCGATCCAAACCAATGTTTACAAACTTTGGTCGTATTGGCGAGCAAGATTATGTTGAATTACACGTTCTAAGCGGAGATAACGTATTAGAAAGTAATTACAATATTGATTCTTTTTCAGTAGATAAAAAAGATACTCTAAACTCTTCTCCAACAATTAAACTAAATATACACGATGATATACGGGATTTAGGATATAGATCTGGTAGGTTTGACGTCCAATACAACTTTTTTAGAAAAATAGTAGGTGATAACAATAATTCTTTAATAATAGATGAAATATCAAAATCTAGAAGGGAAATAAGGGTAAGGCCAAAAGACCCTGAAAACATGGCATTAAATGCAGAATTTTTAGCATTTGGTGACAAGTTAGGTGATGATAGTAGAGTAGACGTTGAAGTAGACTTTTGGAGCGATGTTGTATTAAACTTCGGTGAAAATGTTACTGCAACAGCTGTTAATTGGATGATTGACTATAAGGTATGGCCTGAATGGCCACACTCTATGGTTATTAAATTATACGAACCTCTACCAGAAGATTTAGAAGAAAAAGATGAGCTATGGATTGTAAAACCTATAGTTTCTTCAGTTCTAGAACCTATATTAGTAGAGTATGACGCTCCACAACCACAACCAAATATATTAGCACCGGCTGATTTTACTATACCTGTTAAATATGATACAGCTTCTCCTACAGGATTTGAGACAAATAACACTCTATTGGGAGTCCAAGAAGAAACTAAAAATAGGTTAAATAATAAAATTTTTAGTGGAAGTATAGGTGATGTAGATATAAACTTTGATTTTGAAATAGAAGGATATGATTTTTCTAATGTCGTTCATTTTGGAAGCGCTGTAAAAAGGCTTGAAAATTTTAAGCACAAACTTTCTTTGATAGAACACTATGACAGTGAAATACGATCTTTACAAGCAACAGGTAGTGCAACAGCCTCTTTTCACTTCGGTCAAAACGTTAGTAAATTTAAGAATCTAAAGTTTGCAGTAATAGCTGGTTTTGACGACATAGAACACCACTTATACTATGAGTCTGGATCGTATAAGGGTAGTGGTTCATACGGAGATAAATGGGATTTAACATGGCCAAAAGAATCAGGTGTAGAACCATACAAGCTTGCTCCAACAACGTCATCACTGGCAAAAGAGTGGTATGGTAATTATCAGTTTCCTGGAGCAGACCACTACCAAACGGGTGCAATTTATTCTGCATCATTGTATGATTCTTTTAACGATAATTCCCTGGTAAAATTAGTTCCTGGCCACATTCAAAGAGACGAAAACAACGATGAATATTTAACTTTCGTTGATATGGTTGCTCAGCACTTTGATTACATATATTTCTATATAAAAGAGTTAACGAGTATCCACAAAAGAAATAATGAATTATATGAAGGATTATCAAAAGACCTTTTACAGCCAGTATTGGAATCCCTTGGTTGGTATCCTCACCAAGGATTTGATTTTGATGACTTGTGGACCTTCCACATGGGAACAGATACTTCAGGAAGCTTTGGCGGTAATTTTGTAAACTACACGGCAGACTTTAGCCAGTCAGTAACGTATGCAAATAATTCCCAAGCAAGTCAATCATTCTCTAAAGAAGAAATAACAAAGGAATTATGGAAACGTATACTTAATAATTTACCAGGAATAATGAAAACTAAGGGTAGTGAACGAAGTGTTCGATCCTTAATAAGTACTTATGGTATACCTTCAACAATATTAAAGATATACGAATATGGTGGACCACAGGTAGTACCAAACAAACATTCAAAACTAAAATATGACAGATATTCTTATGCCTTAAGAACAACCAATGATACCACAATAACTGGTTCATGGGCGCCGGCATCTGCATCTGTTGGGCCAGTTAGATACCCAGACACAGTTGAGTTTAGATTTAGAATTCCAGATACAAGAACAAATAAAACAGATATGGTGCTTTGGAATACTTGGAGTGGTAGTGCTGTTATATGGGCAGAGTGCACTACTTCCAAGCCAACTGATGGTTTGCCAAATACAGTAAATACTCTCAAAAGTGGAGACGTTTATGGTAAAGTACATTTTGCATTAAGGTCTGGTTCAGGGGCTAGTTCAACATACATATCATCTTCAACAGATTGGGCTCCACTATATGATGGAGACTGGTGGAATATAATGTTAACAAGGTTTGATGCTGGTAAAAGGGCAAGAAACGAAGTATTCTTTTTTACTGGTTCAGATAATATAAATGACCACCATGGACAAGATTTAAGATATGATATATATTGTAAAAAGCAGGCTGACCATAGTGAATTTGGAAAAATAACATGGGGAATAAGTTCTAGTATAGATATATCTGGTTCTGTTAGCGCACACTCTAGAAGCTATAACGCAGCCTGGGGTGGAGGAGAAGAATCAATAGTAAGCGAATTTGATGGTGAAACCTTAAAGCATTATTTAGGAGGAGCCGTTGGTTCATTTGCTGGAGACGATTTCTTACAAAACAGTGGAAGCTCTAGAACTCTTTCTGGATCGCTTCAAGAATTTAGAATGTGGCATCACCATTTAACTGAATCAGTATTTGATTCTAGAGTTATGGCGCCTAGAACAATACAGGGTAGAACAGTAACCGCATCATTTGATGACTTACTAGTTTATTGGCCGCTTGGTAATGACCTAAACAAATATGAACCTTCTCATTCTGTTGAAATATCTTCAAGCCATCCTGATTATTTTAATAGTAGATTCAAATATGACCAAAATAAATCTCTTACAACCAAAGGATATTATTATGGATATAACTTTACTTCTCAAACAGGCTATTCTGAAGAAGAGGAAAGAAACTTTACACTAACGCCTAGAGAAATAGGACCATCTCCATATTCAGACAAAATAAGACTTGAGGATAATAGTTTATTAGGTGTATTATCAATAGATAATAAGATGGAAAGAAGCTCTGCAGATACAAACCCTGTAGATTCAAATAAGTTAGGAGTGTTTTTCTCTCCAACAGACGAAATAAATTTAGACGTTGCCCATGAATTAGGACCATATGAGCCAGATGATTTTGTTGGCGATCCTGTAGACGAATTTAGACCTTCATATACTCAACTAAAACATGTTAGAAATTATTACTTTAAGAAACATTTTGGTAATCCTAATTTTTATGATTATATAAGACTATTGGGATATTTTGACGATTCTTTATTTAGAACAATAAGACAACTTTTACCTGCAAGAGCAAATGCTCAGGTAGGTTTAATGGTAAAACCACATCTTTTAGAAAGGCCAAAAATACAATCTAGACCTTCTGCAAGTAAAGGAGGCCTAAAGGTTGACGTGTTTGAAGAACTACAACACACAGTAGTACATGGAACGCTAGGATTATTTGATTCTATGTCTATAACATCTAATACAACTGAAGTAGGAAGATGGAGACAACTATATAATTCAAGTAAAATAGGACAGACTCATGTTGGAAGTAGAGAAAACACGTTTATGTTGGTACCTTCTACTTCTAACGCTGCCATCATGAAAGATGACTTTAAGCCTAGAAATTCAGAAGAAGCAGCTAGAGGTTTATTAAATACTACTGTTGGTGAACTTGAAGTTGATATGGACTATAAAAAATATGGATATGACCATTGGCTACAAGGAGCTAGATATATACATACAACTGTAGAGTTTCCAAGGTCAACACAAGGAACAGATCCAGATGGTGCAAAAGTTTGGAATGCATATTATGATAGAGACGCCTGGGGAATGACTATACATACTCCACCTCATCAATACATTCACGGAACAAATGATTTAGACCAATTTACAGCTTCTAGAGCAATAGACGTAACAGATGCATGGCAAAAATGGGGATTAAATAGAAAACGTAACACTGAAATATATGTTCCTTTCATTAGTCAATCTAGAAAATCATTTGAAAGAAAAATAAAGTTAAATTATTATGCCTCATCATTTAGTCAATCAAAGGGAATTCCTATTCCTGAGTCTCATATATTATCTAATTTAGTAGTAACGTATGGAAGACCAAGTATGCAAGGAGTACAATTACCGTCGCATAGTCTTTCTGAATCAGCAGAATATCAAGACTTCAAACAAACGCCATTGCAAAATTTATATTGGCATGGTTGTAAGTTGATAGGCTCAGACTTTAATATGGAGTCTTCTACTACGGTTGATGGAGGACCTGTTGTTGAATTCCATGAAGTAAGCCCATATAAATATGTTGCTGCCGATGATACTTCTGATGGAAAAATATTAACTGCTGGTGAAGGTAGAGGAGAGAATTTAGCGGTTAGGCCAGCAG